GCTACAAGCGAGGAACACCTAAGTCAGCTAGGACTTGTGAGGGTAAAGTTGTCGAAGTAGATGGAATTAAATACAAACTAAAAGCACTATGAGAGCTAAACTAGAATTTAAACTACCGGATGACCAATATGAGTTTGACCTATGCCGGAAGGCTGGCGAGCTGCAAGATGAATTAAATTGGATTAACACCCAAGTTAGATCATGGCGCAAGCATGGTCATAAGTTTAAGGATGCAGACGAAGCATTAGATACTATTTGGGATTCCATGGATCACTCGCTGCTGGATCATTGAGGACCAAGCAACCATCATGTTGACGATTCAAGCGTCCCGGAAGGGGCGCTTTTTTGTGCCTGGTGATCATGGCAGATTATGCTTTCAAATGTAAAACTCTACTGCCTCGAATACTGTGAATTTATGAATGTTATACATGCCTTGAATGTTATACATGCCTTGAATGTTATGAATTCAAATTTTATCGTTAGTCTTTATCTTTTGTAAGTCGTTTATCTATAATATATTCATAATATTCATAGTAATCATAGATTCATAGGGTGTATAAAATGTTCATACACGCCAATTTGATATACTGAGACTCATTCTCATTTGCTTGACTTTACAAGTATGATGTCTATACATTAGCGCCATGAATCAGAAACCAGTTAAACAATGGCAGCCTAGGGGCGGCACTAAGATGTGCAGCTTCCGGCTACCTCATGTCACAGTGTCGCAGCTTGAAGAGCTGGCGGCCAAACACGGCACGTCCAAAGTGCAGATGATTGTGGAGTCGGTCCAGCTAGTTCACGAGACGATGCTCGCTACGGATGATTAGTTGCGCTAATACTAGGATGGGGGGCATAAGGAATCTTTTTGAAAAAAGGCCATCTTGGGTTTAGCGACTTCGTGTAAAAAAATCGAATTTTGTAAATTCAAAAAATCAATATAAGCTAGCAGACATGGCGAACAAAAAAACATTAGGCGGCCGCGCACAGAAATACGGGTGCAGCATTCCGACGATGAAAAATTGGTTGTCGGAAGGCTTCCCCGATGACGGCGGCCATGCCGATCTGGAATGGCTGAAGACTCGGACCAGACTGCCAGCCAAGACAAAGGCGCTAGTTGCAGAGCATGTGAAAGCGACGCAGCCGAAGCGGCCGAGCAAGAAGCGCAAGAAGAGCGAAGCGAAGACGGCCGAAGAGTTGCGCGACGAATACTTTGCAGAGCTGCAAACTGCGAAGGATGCATTTGATGAAGAGCGCGAAAAGATTGCGCTCAATGCTTATTTAAAAATTGATAAGCAGATCCGCGAAGCCGAGGCGCACGCAAAGAAGCTGGGACTTGATCGCGGCGAGATGTTGTCACGCGACGAAGTCTGTCGAATTGTTCGCGCGTCAACTTATGCTGGCAATGCATGCATTGAAGGCACACTTGAGCAGATTAGCGAGAAAGTGTCTGCCATGGAAACACCAGAGCAAGTTTACAATTTTCTGAAGCCGATCATTCTTGGCGGGCGCTTGTTCGCTGGATTCTCAAAAGTTGCCAAGACGCCAGGCGAGGTAAACTTGCCAGAATGGCTTTGCGACATCTGGCAGACAAGCGCCGACGATTATTTGAAAGGCGTAAAGCTAAAATGAATCTGCTTGAACTAGAAACACAAGATCCGGTCTCATGGTGCGAAAATAACATCACTCTAGATTATGGCGCATTTGATCGCGAAAACCATCCGTTGATGGTTGAGCCGATCACGGCTGCTGCTAAGATACGCGGCGGCACGGTCGGCTTGATTGGATCGGTGCAGCACATTAAGACATTGACCGCGCAGTTGCTACATCTTTACAAGGCAGCCACCGCACCATGCCGGGCGGCTCATTATGATTTGACCAAAGAAGCCATCGCCGAGTTTAGCGATGACAAGTTTACACCCTTGATTGACAATACGGATGCCGTGACTCGATTGATTCCGGAGCAAGGCTACAGGCGCGGCAAGTTTTACACTGGCATGCCATATGGATTCATTCGTTTATTGTCGGCCCGTATCTTAGCAAATCGAAATTCAAAAACATTAAAGTTTGTCTCGATGGATGAATCGTGGGCATATGAAGACGGCGAGGGATGGATCGAGCAGGTGCATGACCGCCAGGCATCTTATCCATGGAGCTGGTCCATGTTTTTACCATCATCGGGGCAGACCGAAGGCAGCGAGCTGGATGTCATGTGGAAAAAGTCTACTCAAAAGGTCTGGCATATTAAGTGCGACTGCTGCGGCGAGATGATTCCATATGTCTGGTCATTGGAAACAAAAGACGGCCAAGTGCCGCGCGGCGGCATGCGATGGGGCAAGCATGACGAGATTTGCAACGATGACGGCACAATCAACAAAGACAAATTGACCAAGTCTATATATTATGAGTGCCAGCTTTGCCATGGGCAGATGCCATGGAGCGCAGGGCATGTAGCAAGGCGCAACAAGGACGGCGCATATATACAGACCAATAAGGATGGCGATCCGAAAATCGACTTTTACAATTACAATGCAATCTCGCATTTTCCATGGCCCGATCTTGTGATGCTATGGAAAGACGCATGCTCGGAGCGGCAGCGCGGCTCATTGACTGGCATAGAGAATTTCATACGCAAGCGACTTGCCGAGCCATGGGATGAAAAGAAATATGTCTCGACTGATAAGATCCCGGAAGCATCTGGTGGCTACAATCGCGGCGACGCATGGGAAGATGCTAAGTTTTTATTTTGCACGGTTGACGTGCAGCAAGATCACTACTACTGGCGCATTCGAGCATGGGGCATGGTTGACGGCAAGCTTGAGACTCGCGGCATTGATTGGGGCAAGGCAATGTCAACTGGCGAGATTAAAGACGTTTGCGACAATTGGAACATTCCGCAGGGCGGCTTAGATTCAAATATCGGCTGCCGCGTTTTTCTCGATGGCAATTATAATACCTCACAAGTGCGGCGCATCTGCTCTGAAAATGGCTGGATGATGATGCGCGGCGATGACAAAAAGCAATTCAGGCACAAGGATGGATTGTATCGCATGTACTCTCCGATTCAATATGTTGACGCATGGGAAGGCACTGGATCAAACAATCAGCGATATGTCGGCCAGTTCTGGTTTTCTAAACTTGAAAGCAAAAATGCCTTAGCACTTGTTCGATCTATTCGCAATCCAGAGCCAGCTTGGACACATGAAGATGACGCCGGGCCAGTATATGAGAAGCAGATTAATGCTTGGGCGCGGATTGTTAGGCAGCGCAAGACGGATGGATCAGAGTTTTACGACTGGATCAACCGATCACCGCATGATGATCACTTATATGACTGCGAAGCAATGCAGATTGTCTGCGCGTCAATGGCTGGCCTTGTTGGCGTGACGAATAGCGGGGAAAGTGCAGATATTGACAAATAGCAAAAAAATGTTTTCTTAGTCTTAATAAATGCGCGATCTATTATTTGTTATATGGCTTAAGGCCGGTAAAGACGTATCCAAAGTCATTGAACTGGTGGAGGCGCTTGTCGTGTCTCAATTCGAGACAGTGTCTGAGGGCGGCGCTCGCATGGTCCAAGCAACCGTGGCTGGCAAGACGTTTCAATATGAACTTCCAGAGAAATGGAGCGTGACAGATTTTATATCAACGCTGCGCATGGTATATAAGCAACTATTGACTGGCGGCGCATCTGGCGGCGAAATGACAGAGGCCGAGATCAATGCTTACATTTTAGACACGACCGAGCAGGTCACAAACGTAACAAAGGCACGATTCGCGCACAGTGCCGGAGGCAGATACTAATATGGCAGTAAGCTCAATCAACCTATTTCCCAAAAAGATCAAAGATGGCTTCAGATCTTTCTGGAGTCGTGGCGGCACAAATGAATTCTACCCGGGCGGCGCAGACGATCAGCGCCGATTTGGACGCGGCAAGCTTGCGCGCGACATTGCCGAGATCATGAAAGAGAATCGCCACCGCATGCTGCTCGGTGATTCTCGCTATATTTATCAAGCATTTTCTACGGTTAGCGGCGCAGTGAATCAGAAAGCCAATTATGTATTTGGCAACTCATGGCAACTTAAGAGCCATTCAAGCGATAAAGAATTTGCCAAGGCCGTTGAAGAAGACTTCAAGAAGATTGACCGCATGCTTGATACGCGCGGCCGTGGTTTCTCATTCCGCAACAATGTATGGCTGGCATCAAAGACTATTGACACAGATGGCGACTTTTTAATCTTGCTTACAGAAGACGAAGAAAGCGGCTTCCCTAAGTTGCAGTTTATTGAGTCGCATCGTCTTGGAAACTTTGAAGAAGAGTTAAATCAAGATAACTTGATTAAAGATGGACCATTTAAGGGCCGTCGCATCTTTGCCGGCGTCATCGTTGATTCATTAATGCAGCCGGTCGCATATCGCATCAAGGACGAATCGCGATCACGTGGCTATCAAGACGTGCCAGCAAATGGAGTTATTCATGTTGCAAATATTGAATGGTTCTCGCAAACACGTGGACAGCCGACAATTGCAGCAGGCATCCTGGATTGGTACGACTTAAGCGAAACGCGCGACTCTGAAAAGATCAGCCAGAAAGTATCAAGCGCATTGTCATTGATTGAGTCAAACGAGACTGGCACAATGGACAGCGGCAACATGATTGTTAACCCTAATGCTGGCAGCGATGGGCGCTTGCAGACACAGCTCTTTGATTCTGGATTAATTCGCTACATAAAAAACGGCGGAAGCTTGCAAGCGCATACAAGCGCAAGACCATCAGATCAGTGGCTAAACTTTACCAAGATGATCGAGTCATCCGCATTCTATGCTCTCGGATGGCGTCGTGAAATGCTTGACTCTTCTGCAATTGGCGGCGCTGGTGTGCGTGCCGTCGTCAGTGACGTAAACAAGTCAATCCAGGCGCGTTGCGAAATGATCAAGGCAGCATGGCATCGCGCTGCGCTTTACGTCATTGCTAAACGTGCAAAGCAAGGCGTTTATGACCTGCCAGATGATTGGTATAAAGTATCATTCACAAAGCCACCACAATTTACAGTCGATGAGGGCCGAGTGCGTGCCGCAGACCTTAGCGACTTGCGCGCAGGTCTATTGACCGAAGATGCAATTGTTGAAGCACGTGGCGGCGATTATGAGACAGTATTGCGAACACGCGCGGCAAACATTAAATTGAAGCAGGAAATTGCAGCAGAATTTGACATAGATCCGATCCAGCTTGGCACTATTGCACAGCCTGGTGATCCGGACATTCTAACTACCACAGAAACCAATATCGAAAATGACAGAGAAACCACAGAATAACTGGTTCGCAATGGAAGCAACGAAAGACGTAGCAGCGTCTGCCGATGTTTACATTTACGACGAGATCGGCGGCTATGAAGTAAACGCGCAATCGTTTATGGATGAGCTGGATGCACTAGGCGAAATTGAAACAATCAATCTTCGCATTAATTCGCCAGGCGGCTCAATCGTCGAGGGCAATGTGATCTATAATACACTGAAGCGCCACAGCGCAAAAGTTGTTACACATATTGACGGCATCGCAGCAAGCATGGCATCTGTCATTGCAATGGCTGGCGATGAAATCCACATGGCATCAAATGCTTTCCTAATGATCCATAACCCTTGGACCGTATCAGTTGGAGATAGCGACAAACTACGCAAAGATGCCGACTTGATGGATAAGATGAAACTTAACATCATTAACGCATACAGCCGCAGCGGATATAGCACAGAAGAGCTTGAGCAACTAATGGACGCCGAAACATGGCTGACAGCAGACGAAGCACTTAAAGCCGAGTTTATCGACGAGATCGAAGGCGGCCTTGAGGCAGCGGCATCTATCGGCGACATGAATGCAGCACTTGAAAAGATCGACAAAACATTGCCGGTTGACAAGATCGTTGCAAGCATCGCGGCAAAGCATAAGAGCGAAGTCGAAGAAATTCGCGCATCTTTTGAAGCAGAGGCCAAAGAGCTTAATGCTGAGATTGCATCTAATGTTGACCAGCTTGCAAAAAATGCCGTGCAGATTGCAGAGTTTGAAGCTAAAGAAACAGCTTTGACCGAGCAGATTGACACAATCGTTGCAAAGCATGAAGTTGAATTGGGCGAGGCACGCAGTGCTGGCGCTGATTTGATTGCAGCTAAAGCGGCGGAGATCATGATGCAAAATACAGTTACACCAGTATCGTCGGACAATGAAAACGTGGTAAACATGTTTGCAAGCACCGACGAATACTGGAACGAATACAATCGCCAAGAGCCAGGCAAAAAGAACGCATGGCATCTTGCTAACAAATCTCGACTTCCTAAATAACCCTTAACACCTAAAAACTAAAAAATATGGCTACAAATACAATCGCCGGAGCTAATCTGGCAGAAATCGCGCAGGAGTCACTTCCTGCTCTTACATCACTACTGCAACCTTTATCTGCACTTGTTACTGACTTTTCCAGTGAAGTGTCGAGCGAGGGCGCAAGCGTAACTACACGCTACCCAACCAAGCCAACAGCAGTTGACTTGTCGAGCGGATACACTTCGCAAAATACTGCGATGACAGCTAAGACCGTTACTCTCGATACTTTCTACGGATTCGTTTACGGATTCAAAGATGTTGAGCGTTCAAAATCCAGCATCCGTCTAAACGACCTTTTCCTTGAGCCTGCACTGAATGCAATCGGCGACAAGATCTTTGGCGATGTCTGGAATCTTATCACTGCGGCAAACTTCGCAACAAGCACCACAATCACAGCGGCCAACTTTGACCGCGATGATTTGATTGACTTGGGCGCAACTTTGACTGCAACTAAGGGCGCACCAAAAACTGGTCGTGGCGTATTCATGAATCCAACCTATTACGGTTCGATCTTGAAGACTCTTAACGATGCAGAAATGCCCGGCATCATCAGCGAAAAGACAGAAGGCGTTGCACCACGTGTAAACAAATTCGACCTTTTCGAGTCTGATCAAGCCGACGCAAACAGCGAAAACCTTGCAGCATTCGCATTCCACCGCTCTTCTCTCCTTTTCGCTGGCCGTCGTGTTGACTCCGAAGGCTTTGTTGAAAATGGCGGCGAGATCGTTGACATCGAAGTTCCAGGCCTTGGTATTCCTCTCCAATGGCGTCGTTGGTACGACAAGAACGCTGGCGAGCTTAAGTACTCTCTTGGACTTCTCTACGGAGTTGCACAAGGGCAAGACTTTGGCGTCCGCGTTACATCTGCCTAACAATTAATCTGAGCGGCTCGATTAGTCGGGCCGCTCTTTTTAACCCTTTTAATTTTATGTTTAAACCATCCGTAACAATTCACAAAGACGCCAGCGGGAAGCTTTCCGTGTTGGCATGCTCCGAAGACTCTGACGTCTGCGTAACAGCTTACACAGACTGCGCTGAGGCTGGGGAAATCGTTTATATTCGCAAAGGGTCAGTCGATAAGCGGAAGAAGATACAAGGTCCAATCGTTACCACCAAAAAAGCCGCAAAGAAGACCGCGAAAAAGTCTGTTAAGTAATTAACAAACTTTAGCAACAAATGAGCGCCGCGATCTTTCCGGTCGTGGCGCTTTTATTTTATATGAGTGTATTTGACAAGTTTATCGAGCGATCAATCGAAAAGACGGCTGCCATCATTGGCGAGTCTTTCATCGTTGGCGGGCTGACTATATCCGGCATCATGGAAGAGCTGGAAATGGACGTTGCCAATGAGATATATGGCGACACTGAAACGGCAACTGCCGAGATCGTGTTTGCGTCGGCCGTGCTGCCGGATCAGACATACACTGGCATGAAGATCAAACGACTTGCAGATGGCGCACGTTATAAAGTGCTGTCTTTCAATTCAAGCACCGAACATTATACATTCCGCGTAAAGCGACTAGGAAAACAAAGCCTTGGCACGTAAAAACACAATCAAGATTGATGACGCAGTTTTTCAATCAAAAATGCGCAAGCTTGCCAAGCGATATAAGGTTGACGAATACGACTTTATAAAAGAGCAGGGCGCATTGTATGCACGCGACATGGCAAAGGCTGCACCGCCCTTTGCTGATGGCGTAATTAATTTTAAAAAGCAATCCATCGGATCAAGCAAAGATAAGAAGCAGGGCGAGTTTGCAATGTGGAATGACTTGCAAAAGATATTTGTTGTGCAAGAAGATCCGCAAGTGATACAGTGGGCAGTTGCTACATTTGGGCGAGGCCCGATATACAAGGGCAAAAAGAAAACGGGAAAGGGCGTTGCGCTGACAATGTCTGAAATCAAGCGTTGGCATCGCCGTAACATGATGCCATCGAGCGGCCGAGCGCGGGCGCTTAAATACGATCAACGCTTGTGGGTTTCTGAAAAGATCCTGCTACAATATTTTAAAAAAGAAAAAACCAAAGTCGGCACAGCCAAAGCGGCACTTGCTGAGGCGATGGTGCGCATTAATCCAAAGCAGCGCGTTCCGGCATGGATCAAGCGCAACATGAGCCGCGCAGATGGCAAGGGCCGTGTATTGCGATCAAGCAAAGGACCAAGGGCAATTATTCGCGCAAGTGCATATGGATTGCGCAGCATTTCAAGCAAGATTGGCTTTTTGCGGCGCTTTCGAGTCAAAGCAATGGAGAAGCGCATGATCAATCTAGTGCGTGCAAACGCTAAAAAATCGGGTCTAAAAGTAAAATTATCTTAATATGGCAGCAAATACAGAAGAGCAAGTATTTAACTTTGAAGGCAATTTGGAATCGGCATGGCGTCAATTCTTTGCCAGCAAGGTCATTGAATTGAAGGACGCAAGCAATCCGCAGACATTGCCGGATGACTTCGTGGCCGTCATGGTCGAAGTCGGCGCAGCAACTGGCAAGGCAATACACAAGCCAGACGGCAGCTCGGAATATAGCCAATATGAATTCAAGGTTGAATTTACAATCCGCACGGAGCGCGACAACGAATCCAGCCAAAATGCAGACATTGCCACCAGGCATCAAGAATTGGTTGCAATGTGCCGACGTTGGCTG